ACTCCATCCGTATAAACAATATATGTTTGACCGTTTGGAATTGAAACTGTAGATCCAGAACCTACAGACATAATTACATTTTGACCGCCAGACGTACCATTTTTAACAATGTATACTTTTGGAACAGCTGGTGCAACTACTGTGCAAGCTGCAGATAAAGAACCATCAAATGATAATACAGCATTTCTTGATTCATCAACAATGCCGTTAAAAGCTGAAAGAGTATATGATGTACCAGAAAGAGTAATAGCGCCTACGCCAGTAATAGCTTCTTCTATTAATTGGCCTAAGTTATTATTGGTAGTTGTACCCCAGACACCAGGTTGATCGCCTGTGCCAATAAGCTGTATTCTTAAACTGGTTGAGTAGGTGGATGCCATATTAAGTCCTTATTTATGTGTATATTATAGTCATTTTTTACCCTATTGACTATTGTTAATTTTATTCCATGGTGTAAAGGTATCTGGGTTGATACTTGACCAAGTAGTTGTTTGTGTATTATTAATTTTGGTCCAAAAATCAACCTGAGTATCATTTACCCTTATCCAACCTCTTGCCTCTGGGGTATCTAAAATGGCAAACGATTCTATAATTGCAGACTGGAACTGAGCTGCAATACTGGCTGAATCTCTTGAATTAATGTTTTCAGTAATTGATGCAGTAAATACTGAAATAATTGTTGATGCATCATTGCTATTAAAGTTTTCATCAATTACAAAGAAGTAAGCTGAACCTATGGTAATAATATCAGCCATAGTTATATTTTCAGTTTTGCTTGTTACAAATCCAGCTAAAATACTGATTGCATCTGCCATAGACATGTTTTCTGTTATGGAAGATTGGAACTGTGCTGTTATTGTTGGTGTATCAGCTACATTAACATTTTCAATAATAGACTGTTTTAATGCAGATATAACAGAAGCCACATCGGCCATAGTAAATGGCTCAGTACGAGCTTGTAATGCTGCAAAATATTGCACTGAAGAATCAGCTAATATAACATTTTCTGATCTACTTACAGCAAATTGAGCTGCTATAGTAGGCGTATCTGCCATATTAACATTTTCTGTTATAGACTGACCAAATGTACTTAATTGCGTACTTGAATCATTCATAGTAAATGTTTCAACAATGCCAGCAAAGAATGATCCAGCCTGAGAATCTACATTACCTATGGTTACATTTTCAGTAATAGTCTGACCAAATGCAGAAATTTGACTATTTGTATCTGCTAAATTAACATTTTCAGATATAACTTCGTAAAATGCACTACCGCCTAATCCAGCAAATGTTGGTTGAGCAAAAGCTGCATATCCGAACATTTAAATAACTACCCAGCGAGATCCTGAAGGAACTGTTACTGCAATACCACTATTTACTGTAATTGGACCAGTACTCATGGCACATGATCCAGAAGGTATAGAATAGCTTACTGCTACTGTTTTGCTATTAACTACCAGTCCATTAGATGCATTTAATTGAGATGATGTTAAAGTTCCTGTAGATGGTACAAAAGTAAGCTTAGTGCTTGTAACATTAGCTGTTGATATGGATCCTGATGTAGCACTTGTAAATGTTGGATATAAAGAAGTTGCTGTAGTTGTATCATTGGTAATTGTTAAACCAGATGTTACAGTAGATGCTATGGATATAGATCCAGCACCAGGTGTAATTGAAATACCAGAACCAGCAGTTAAAGATGCTTTAGTTAATGTATTACCTGTGGAGTTACCAATAAGTAACTGGCCATCAGTATAAGTTGTTTGTCCTGTTCCGCCTGCAGCTGGAGGTAATGTGCCAGCAGTTAAAGCAGAGGAAGATGTTGAATATAAGGCGTAGTTAGCTGCAGTAAATGTAGTAAGACCTGTGCCACCATAAGCCGATCCTATTGTACCACCATTCCATGTACCGTTAGTAATAACGGAAGTGCCGAGGTTAAAAGCGTTCGTGCCAAACGTGACACCTTCTGGAAGATAAGCGTGTAAATCCCATGTACCTCCAACAGTGGTATTAATTGTTAAAAATACTGCTGCAGCTCCGCCAGAAGGGATTGTGCCAATAGACCCAGTAGCATAATCTTGAAGCGTTAGGGTTCCAGTCGCCATATTATTAAACAGAAATGCTACCCCAGTAGACAGGGTGGTAGCATCAGGCATTGTGTATGTTTGGTTACCAGTACCAGAAAGTGTGTGAATATAACTTGATGCTGTCGTTAATGCGGTGACACCGCCAGCGGCTGATGTATTTGTATTAGATTGATTAAGCCTGTTTACAGCTACGTTTTGATTAGCATCTCTTAACATTACAGAGTTAGCGCCAGATGATGTAGTGACACCTGTTCCGCCATAAGCTACACCTATAGTAGAACCATTCCATGTACCAGAACTAATAGTGCCTAATGCACTGACATTACTTGAACTATCTAGGTTAACTGATTTACTTGAGGGGTATGTAACAAATACATTGACTGTACCAGAGAATGTAACAGCAGTATTAGAATTGCTTGAGGATAGAATTGTGTTACGAGTTAATGTAGGCCCCGTAGTAGAGTAAGTACCAATACCTACTTCCCAATTACCTGACGCATCTGTTGCAGAATAATAGGTTGTGTTTCCGTTACCAATGACGGCAAAGGATTGAAACCCTGCAACTGACGCTGTTAGGGTAAAGCTGACTGTGGTGTTAGCCGTACCCTGTTGCTGGACACGATCATTTAACGCAAGAGCCATTTAAGCTCCTTAGCTAGTAGCTGTTGTAGAGTATGTAACGCTTACTGTATCGCCAGCTGTTGTAACTTTAGCTGTTGTAAATGCACCTGCAGAATACAATGTACCACCAGTATTACTTTGTGCAGATGATGCTCCTGAACCTGTTACCAAGAAACATCCGCCTACTGTACCGCCAGCACCTGTAATTGTATAAACAATTGCTGTTGCTGCAGATGTAGTTACGTTTGATGGTGTTGATCCAGCTGATGTTGCTGATGCAAACACTGCTGTACCACGAACTGCTGAACCACCAACGGTGTAGTTAGTAAATTCTGTCCAACCAGCATGTGACGTTTGTGTGTCTGAACCTGTACCAAATGTTGGTGATGCACCTGAAATAAGACCTAAAAATGGACCTGTTACAGAATATGAAGAACCTTTTAATAAGGTATCTAACATTAATTCTTTACCTACAGCGTTTACTAGATTAGGAAATGAATCTTCCCATTTTAAATTGCCATCTTTATCATGACATTTTACTTCATAAAAACCTTCAATACCTACAGTTTCATTAGCAGCAGCACCAGCATTTAGCGTGATGGTAGCATTATCCCCAAATCCACCTTTTTCGTTTTGATTCATAATTACTCCTTAACTTATTCTTAAAATGGCACTTGTTGAATTTGCCGTTGGAAATTGCACTGTGAAACTAGTTGTTGCTGTTTTATCAGAGCCAAAATTTAATACAAAAACTGCCGCATTTGTAGTGCTATTATAAACTAAAGCACCCCTACAAGTAAAATTTGCTGGGGTCCATGTGACGTTAGCAAATGATAAGTAAGCTGTATTATCTTCTGTATCTGAAAGTATTGTCGTAGGGGTTAAAACTACCCCTCCAGCCGCATATCCTGTGCCTGTAACCTCATTAGTTGTGGTATAGGCGGTAGTAGCATCACCTAGATCTGCTAATGCGTTATAAAGGGCTATTTTATATGTATATGGCGTACCTGCATTAAAGTTTTCTAGTCCTTTAAGCATATTAGATTTAAATACTGTACAAGCGGTTTGAGTTATCATGAATTAACTCTAAGTTTAGTTTGTCCATCACGGTACGCATCACCTCTTTCAAGGCCATCACCAAGACGTTTAAGTTGTTGTACAGCTTCTTGATACTTATCTTCGTAGTTCTTAATAATATCAGCTTCTTGTTTTTGGAAGATCATAGCTTCACGCATGGCACCATAAAATAATACTGGATCATAGTTGTCACCTAACCATGAAGTACCTGTTGAATTTGTAATAGTAGATACAGTTAATACTAAACCAGAACCAGCACCACCTAAACTTGCTGCAGATGCACTTAATAGATTACCTACCACATAAAACTGGCCACCTTCATTTAAGGTTACAGAGCTTACTGCTCCAGATGAGTTAACTACGATTGTTGCTGTAGCACCTGATCCAGAACCACCAGTTAATGATACATTCTCATATACACCAGGTACATATAATGATCCTACAGCAGTTGTAGCTAATAATGAAATTTGGCCTTGAACAATTGTTACTGGGTAATAAAAATAATGTAATTCAGCAGTATAACTTGCATCAGGTGTTGGACCCATAAGCAAAGATAGCTCATTAATATTAGTATACTGTGATCCAAATAAAGCATAGTGAGTTGGCAAACCAGTATCAGTAGGACTTGGAAAAGCCTGTCTAATATAGTTCACATCTTTATTTAAAAGATATTCATATGTTCCATCTGTATTAATAATTGCTAGCGAATATGTAGATAACCAATCGTCTGGAAGTGATAAGTATTTATTACCAGAGGTCAATGTGCCTGTTACGTTTTTACGTAATGAAGGTATTTGCACTGAATTATAAATACGCTCTTCAGCTTCTTGAACAAAACGAGGTATATTAGCTACGAATAATTGTTCCGTAGTTTCTGCATAATCTTGAATAGCTTGATACAGCTGAACGTAATTCATTATTAGCCTTGTTTACCGCTAATCTTACGACCTTTAGTAGCTGCACCATAACCACGCATTTCTTTAACACCATATGGGTTTACTTCTGCATAGTTACCTTTGCTAACACCACCAACAGAAATGTTCATTCTATCTATTCCGTTGCCAGGCATAGATACTGCATCTTGTTCTGTACCATTTGGATTATCCATAGGTTGTTTGTAAACACCAATGTCATCACCACCGCCAGATGGATA